CACCACCATTCTTACCTCGGAAGTAAGGCTGGAAGTACACAGGCTTGCTATACCTTCCCACTAGCTCATTTTCATCTGCTCCATCTCCTTCCTCTTCAGCCTGCGCTATCTCTACGCCAAGCATGATGGGGGACTTGAACTTACCCTTGTTGGGGCACTCGTCGCAACCACCTACGTTCTGCTTCTCGAAAGTCTCGCAGTGGTGCGGACCTCCAATGTCTGCGGCCTTAGTCTCAGTCTCCTGATAGGAGTACTTGGGCTACTGATCCGACATCTTGTGGATCACCTTCTCCCTATCCACGCAGTTCGTTGCAATGGATATAGCCGACCGCCACAAGTTGTAGTCGATGGTCGCTTGGTTTGTGAAGCAGTGCAGTAGCTGGTTACAGCCGACACCCTCGACCGACTTCAGCATGATGGTCTGGAACCGCTTGACACGGTTGCCCATCAACGATTCCATGAGCGGGCTTCTAGCCGGGAGGAAGCTCCGATCCACTTCTACTACAGGCACAGGAGCGGGGGAGTTCAAAATACCCTGCATTACAACGTAGTCGGTTACGCCATGCTCTGCGCTTACAACTGATACGTCTAACTTTCCTCCATCCTTAAAGTTAAAGGTTCCTGGGATTCGCAGGACGCGGGACGCCTCAAATACAGAAGGGTCGATGATCAGCCCCTGCTCCAAGCACAAGTCTTTCAATCGCTTGGACAAAGGCTCCCACTCGTTGCGGGGGATAGTTGCAGAGAGCATCCAATAAAAGTGCAGCCCCCTACCGGAGTCCACAACTATCGGCCTTGGCATACCTACAGCTTTACAGAACTTCTGGACTGCCTTAAGCCCAGTCTCCTGATCTATGTAGCCCTTGACGACCCCCTTGTCGTCAGGTATTGCCTTGCTCTCTCCGCAGTCAATGTCCATCCACAACGCACGGAAAAACTGGGCGTTAGCATGGGTGCGGTTATTTGCATCTCCATACTTGGCGCAACCAAAGTACACATCAAAGTTAGCATTTGCTAACCTCTGGGCTTCTACGTCTACTTCCTCCTTGGTGTCCCAAAATGTCTGCTTAGGGAATTTTCCCCCTAACAACCCCAACACGCAGTACCGCCCGTCTAACGGCAGCACGGTGTCCAATAGGTCGAATTGCGTCATCTAGTTTTTTATAGAGGCGCGAAAGCAGTGGGGCCGAAGCCCCACACTGTCAACGCTGATTGTTGTTAGAGCTAGAGGCTCAGTCTTCGCTGCTCCACGCGGAAACAACGCTAGCCAAATTCTTCTTGGCTGGGACTTCAGCAGGCTCTGCTTTCTTGGAGGGGCGCTTAACCGGCTCTTCCACTTCCGCTTCCACCACTGCTGCCTTTGGCGCAGCGGCAGGCTTAGCCGCCTCAATCACCATCGGCTTCTTCACGACCCCGTCGGCTTGGGAGGGAGTCATGCTGATCAGCGCTTTGGTTTCCGGGGTATCGGCCACACGCTGAGACACTTCATACTCGTGACGGTTGATGTACCGTGTGGGAGTGAACAGCACCGACTGGTTGTCGTTGTTCTCATTGAAGCTGATCTGCGTAACGATCTGGTCGATGCTCCGGCCATTGCTGCTCAAGTACTTTGCGTAGCTCTCAAAGGTGTGGGCGTTGTCCGCATTCCCTGCGCCGAACAAAGACTTCGACGCCAAGTTCATCTGGTACACCTCACCCTCCAGATTGGTATCAAAGTCTTCAGCAAGCAAGACAGCAATACGCCGGGAGTAGCGGCAAGCCTTTGACTGCCCCTGGCCCGAACCCTTGGTGTTCTGGTCGCAGCTATCGCACCGGCTGCTCTGCGGGTTGTTAGCCTTGGGGTCAGGGGTGCGCCCGTCGTTGGAGAAGCAGTCAGGTGCAGTCGGCTCAGCGTCCGCACTCCACGCCTGCGCGTAGAAGATACGACCAACCTGCGGCAGGGTATTGACGATGACCACATCAAGGTTGCCCTTGACCTTGCCCATCTCCTCGCCGCCGACAACCTTGCGGAAAATCCCGTTCTTGGGGACGATACGCTTGATACGGGCACGACCAGCGATCTGCTTGGTCAGTTCGCTAACGCCTGCGTTTTGCAGGAAGTCGGGGAGTTCTTGCTTGCTGAATATGGTTACGTTGCTCATTTTATGTTCCTTATTTTGCTCGTCTAACGACTACGGTGAATTCCCTATCGACGTTCAACCCAATGGGGAGAAGGTCGGGGTTCTCTTCCAGATACTGCCGCATGTTTGTCTGATGCAGTCTCTTCTCTAACAGGTCGAATGCGTCGTTGTCTTTGATGAACGTCCGCATCGAGTCCCAGTCATTCGTCCAGTACCTAGTCTTGATCGACCGGATGATGGTGCCCACCTTTGTCCTGATGCTCTCGGCAGACATGCGCTTGCACACATCTAGCATCTGCTCTTCAAGAAGTTTCATCTCCTCCTGAATCGCGCCGTCCTCGCTGTCAAATTTATGTTTTAAGTCACTCCTCTTATCTCTCATCTTGATGTACACCTCTGTAATTTTGTCCAGAGATATGTCTTCGACCACTGCTTCGTCTTCCACTAACGGCTCCTTCGCCTCTGATGTTACGTTACGTCTTGAGTGTACGGGGGCTCTTCGCTTTGTCAAGCGGTGTCTGCTAATTCTTGACGATACAAGTCAACTATTTGCGCGTGGTTGCTGATGTTGTTGCGCAGCATCTTGTACAGCTTGTCCTCTACGGGACTGCCCTTGATGTGTACGATGGTCATCGGGTTGCGTTGCCCAGGTCTGTCGATGCGGGCATTGCCTTGCAGGTACGTCTCCACGCTTGTGACGGGCGCGTACCAGATGATCGTGTTCGCAGCAGTGAGGGTCAACCCATGCGATGCGGCCTTGGGTTGCACGATCAACACCCGTGGGTTGTGCTTGCCTTGGAAGTCGGCGACTATAGCATTGCGCCGGGGCACTGACACATTACCGTTCAAAATTTCACATGTGATGCCTGCCTTCGTTAGGTACTCGTAGACCATCTGTATCACATGGGTGAAGGGCACGAACACGATCACCTTGTCCGTTGCTTCCTCAATCACTTCCTTCACTGCATGTAGCCGATTCTTTACGTCGAACTCCACGACCTCCCCGGTACTTGTGTAGACTGCACCGCAGGCAAGCTGTAGTAGCTTGGTCAACAAAACAGCAGCGTTAACGGAAGTGATCTCTTCTGTACCTGCGGTTATGAGTCGGTCCGACTTAAGTTGTTTATAGAACTTGATTTGCTGCGGAGACATGGGGGCTTCCCTGTCTACGTGGGTCACTGCTGGTAGGTCGAGACACTGCGACTTCTCAAAGCGGATAGCAGGTTGTAGAATTTTATGTACGATGTCCTTCGCCCCAGGCTTGGGTATCCATCGGTACGGCCCACCCGGAGTCATCACCATGTCCCTGAACGCCCCAAAGAACTGAGGCACTCCCTTGGGGTTGACTAGCTTGGCTAGGCCGAATGCGTCCACTGGAGACTGAGCGGCGGGTGTGCCAGTCAGCATCCACAACCCTTTGACATGCTTGCAGATATCCCGGAGTGTCTTCCACCGATCTGTCTGCACGTTCTTCATCGCCGACGCTTCATCGATAACGATCAGGTCGAACCCACCCTTGATGATTTCATCCTTGACGATCTGCATTCCATCAAAGTTGATGATGGTGTACTCAGCCCCACTCGCTATGATCTGCTTACGCTTTGCGGAAGCTCCGTAAGCAACTGCTACCTTCCGGTGTATGGCAAACTTGAACAAGTCTAGCTGCCATGCTGAGTGCATGATGGACAGGGGGCACACGACTAGCACCCGCCTGACTAACCCTAGGTTCATCAGGTGGTCGGTTGCCCAGATAACTGATGCTGTCTTACCCGTACCTTGCTCATTGAAGCAGAAGGCTTTGCGGTTCGTTATTAGAAACTCTGCGGTTTCTTTCTGATGGTCGAAGGGCTGGAACCCCTCGGGCCGAGGCCACGTATATCCTGCGAGACATTCCACTCATTCACCTTTTTTGTGTAGGTTCCGGCTGCGGTTCTTAGCGGGGGCTTCTAAGAAATAGCCATCACTGTTGCTACCCCCTTTTGCTAGTGCCTTGACATGCGAGACATCCTTACCCGCACGACTGACACCCTTCTTGTCTAGCGTTCGGCGAGCACGTTGCCGCTCCATCCGATCTTCATGTTCGCCACGGGCAACCTGCTTCTCGTACTCATGCTTGTAGGGGCGCGGGGATTTGGTATATGCCATGATTAACTCCGGTTATATTCACAAGTTCTTACGGGACAGAACCCACACAGTGGACCGTGGACTGGGTTCCATACACCATTATCTAACGCAGTTTCCAACCGTTTAAGACTGGGAAGGGCAGAGCTAATGTAGTCCTGCTTCTTCTCTATAACGTGCTTCTTCTTAACAAACTCATTGCTCACAACAAAGAGCAGCATTGACTTGATCGTCTTGATCTGGGGAAACTTAGCAAAAACTGCTACCGCCATGTAGTCCAACTGCTTGGTGTCCGCGTACCGTGC